CGCCGGCACCGATACCCCGGCGGTGTCATCGCCGCCGCCGCTCACCATGCTCTTTATCCGCCCCCAGGCGTCGCCGACCCAGCCGAACAGGGCGCCAGCGCGGGACTTGAGGCCATTGAGGATCGCGTCGATCACCCGCCCGCCGACATCCGCCACACGTCCGGGCGTCTCGCGGATGAAGGCGACGATGCGGCTGAAGATCCCCTGGATGCCTGGCACCAGCCTCTGGAAGACGGCCACGATCCGGCCGGGGATGGGGGTGAGGATGCCGAGCACCTGTGCGGCCCAGGAGCGCACGGTGGTCAGGGCCTGCGACCAGACCCGCGCCATGAAGGCGCCGATGCTGGTGAACAGCAACCGGATTGCCGGGCCGAGGGCCTGCAGGGCAGACATCATCTGGCCGGGGAGTGCGGCGACGATCGCCAGCCCCTGCGCCGCCCAGCTGCGGATCGTCGCCAGGCCGGTGCCCAGCGCCTGGCCGATGCCGACAGCCGCCCGGGTGAAGACGGCGACGACGGCCGGGCCGAAGCGCTGGAAGGCGCCGATCATCAGGCCCGGGATCGGGAACACCACGGCCAGCACACTGGGCCCCCACGCGCGGACCACGGCGAGGGCTCGATTCCAAAGCCCCCCGATCCACGCGCCGAAGCGACTCCATTGCGCCTGGATCGTCTGCAGGGCTGTGGCCAGGCCTGTTCCCACTGTCTGCCCGATGCTGAGCACCACGGCGCCGAGCCCCTGCAGGCCGGCCCTGAAGCCGTTGACCACGAAGCGGCCCATGCCGATCGCCTGCTGCAGCAGCCCGGCACCGATCTGATCGAGGCCGCTGAATGCCTGCGCGATGCCGGCCACTGCCCGGCCCGGGTCCAGGGTGAAGATGCCGACGAGAGTGTTCCAGATCCCCTTGACGAAGTTGACGACGCCCGAGAACGCGGTCTTGATGCCCTCGATGTACTGCCCCAGGCCGGCGTTCATCATTGCCTTCCACCCCTGGCGGGCCCGGCCGACGGCCCCCTTGAACAGTCCGCCGATCCAGGAGGCGAACTGCCCCCATCCGGCCTGGATCCCCTTCCACGCGCTGGCCGCCCCTGCGGTGATGGCCTGCCATGTGCGGCCGGCACCAACCTGGATCACCTCCCACGCGCGACCGGCTGCGGCGCTCACCTGCGGCCAGAAGCGGACGAGGCCGTAGATCGCTGCGCCGATGCCGGCGATCAGGGCGATCCAGGGAAGCAGCGGCAGCATGGCGGTGAACGCCGCGACGGCCACGCTGCCCAGCCCCGCAACCGCGGTGGTGACGAAGCCAGCGACGGCGGTGCCGATGGCAGCGAAGGCTGGCCCGACGACGCCCAGCGCGCCGGCGATCGTGGCCCCGAGCCCGCTGAACCAGCCGGCGACGACGCCGATGCTGCCGAGCCAGCCGGCGATGGTGGCCCCGATCGAGACACCCGCCAGGGCCGTGCCGATGGTGGTGATGGCAGAGATCACCCCGGCGATGATCGGCAGGACCACCACCAGGCCGGCCAGCGCACCGCCGATCAGCACGATCCCCGTGACCAGGCCTTGGTTGTTCTGTGCGAACTCGGCGAAGCGGACCATCACCGGGCCGATCGCCTTCATGATCGCGTTCAGGCTCGGCAGGATCGCCACGCCGATGCTCACACCCAGCGCGTTGATGCCGTTCCTGAAGATCTGCGCCTGGGCCCCGGCGGTGCCCATCTGGTTGTTGAACTCCTTCTGCATCGAGCCGGCGAACGCCTGCTTGTCGCGGATGAGGTCGAACGCCTGGCCGATCAGCTTCGTGTTCGTCAGCAGCGGCATGATCGCCGCCTTGCTCTCCTCGCCGAACAACGCGCCGGCGATGCTCACCTGCTGCTCCTTCGGCAGCTTCGCCATCTTCTCGAGGACGCTCTTCATCGTCCCTTCCGGGTCGATCTGCATCCCCTTCGCCAGCTCCTCGGAGATGTCCGCCGCAACGCCCTTCGCCGCCTTCTTGGCCGCACCCTTACCCCCCTTGATCTGGGCCGCCAGATCGTCGCCGCGGAAGAGGGTCGCCAGCGCATACTGCTGGTTCGTCGTTGCCTGGTTCCCCTTCGTCAGGGCATTCAGGAAGTTCTTCAGGCCGGTGGCCGCCACCTCGGTCGGGGTGCCGCTGGCCAGGAACGCCGCACCCATGCCGGCGACCTGCTCCGCCGTGAGGCCTGCGGCCTTGCCGATCGCACCGATCCGCCGCGTCACCTCCGTCAGGTCCGCTGCGTTCACGGTCCCCTGGAACTTGTCCGAGAGGTAGTTGATGGCATCGCCCAGGTTCTCGACCTGCGGCTGCGTCAGCCCCATCGAGGCCCGCAGCGCCACCATCGCGTCGCCGGCCTGCTCGGCGCTCATCTGGAACGCGACACCCATCCGCGCGGCCGCGCGCGTGAAGGGCACGATCTCGCTCTCCTTGTAGCCGGCGAAGCCAGCCGACGCTGCGATCTGGCTCAGCTGCGCAGCGGTGTAGGGCAGCTCGGTCGACAGCTTGATCAGCTCGTTGCCGAACCGTCGAACGCCTGCTTCACCGTCCTTGAAGTCGATGGCCTTGCGGACGTCCGCCATGGCCTTGTCGAACTCCATCGCCGCCTTGACCGACAGGCCGATGGCACCAGCAAAGGCCGTCGCCCCGATCGTGGCCTGCTGCCACAGGGCGTTGTCGAACATCGACTTGAACGACCGCCGGCCAGCGATCGCCGCATCGTTCATCGTGCGGGTTGTGTTCCGCCCGAACGACGAGACCTGCGTCTGGGCGCTGCGCAGCGACTGGCCCAGGCTGGCGGCGATCCTGCCGCCGATCTCGACCGTGATCTTGCTGATGCCGCCGGTCATCCGGTCACCTGCTGGACGTTCTGGGCAATGTCATTCTCAAGCAGCTGCGAGTGCTCCAGCCAGGCCCAGAACTCGTCCACCTCCAGGCCGAGGATTTCGGCCAGGCCCCAACCGGTGCGCCGGGAGAGAATCATCACCCCCCGGCGCAGGTCGGCCTCTAGGGCCTGGCCCCCTTGAAATCCTGGAACTGGGCCTCGAGCTTGGCGAAGTCGCTGGAGTCGAGCTCCATCAGATCCTCGGGCGTCACCTCGCAGAGGTTGGCCATCAGCTTCAGGGTCTTGTCAGCGTCGTCGCCCTTGCTCTTGGTGAAGGCCACCTCATCACGCACCTTGGGCCGGCGCATGATGAAGTGCTTCACCTCGACACCACTGATCTCGACGGGGAAGTCGAGCTCGATCTTCGCGGTGGATCGCTTGTCCATTCAGATCAGACTCCGATTGCGTTGCGGATGGTCTCCAGCTGGTCGACGCCGTTGATCTTGCGGATCATGTTCACGACGTCGATCTCGTGGACGACACGGCCGCCCACGGTCTCCTTGTAGAAGCGGAGCGCCATGCTGAACTTCGCGGCGCTGGTATCGCCGGACTTCCAGTCACCGGGGTCGTGCTCCTTGATGACGCCAGTCATGTTGACGATCATCGGCACAGCGGCCTCGCCGTCACGCCGCAGCGCGCCGCGAGCGGTGAGCTGGGTGGCGTTGCCATCGGCCAGGCCGTAGAGGGCGAGCACGTTGGGCTCGTACTCGAACAGCTCGAAGCTGGTCTCCAGCTTCTCCATGCCGAGGTCGATCTCGGCCGGGAGGTCCATGCCGCCGCCGCGATACTCCTCCATCTTGGTGGTGAGCTTCGGCAGCGTGAGCGTCGAGACGATGCCAGCGAGGCCGCGGCCATCAACGAACAGGTTGAAGTTCTTCAGTACGCGGGGGATCTGGGCCATGGGTCAGTCCTGCAGGGTGGGCGATTGGGTGGCGATCAGCGGAACAGGTCGACGACGTAGGTGTTGACCAGGTGGCTGCGGAACGTGACCCGCTCGGCGGGGTAGGGCGGAGTGAACTCGAAGTCGAACGTCACGTTGCCATTGGAGATGGTCACGGGATCGTTCAGTTCGGGATCCACCCAGACGTCACCGCCCAGGATGGCGCCACGGGCCCGCAGGAAGCGCAGGTAGGCGCGGACCGATTCCTGGACCTCCTCGAGGTAGGTGGCGGTGATGCAGCGATCAACGGCCCACAGGTGGCCGCGCAGGATCGACTCGTTCACCATGTCGGCGGTCCGGCGCACGCTCAGGAAGGCGTACTTCGGATCCATCGACAGGGTGCGGTTGCCCCAGAGGCGGAAGCCCTGCTCGCGGACGATGGTCGCGATCTTCAGCTCGTTCAGGAGGTTCGCCCGGGAGGTGTAGTCGCCCAGGGCGAAGTCGATGGCGCGGCTGGTGCCCTCGATGCCGTTGATCTCGTTGTTGGAGGGTGACCACCAGAAGCCGCGCTCGTTGTCGACCTTGTTGATCAGGCCGGCGACGCAGGGCGAGGCGGGGAAGGACTCGCCGTCGCGGAGGATCCAGGGGTCCACCACGAAGATGCGGTCGGAGCCGAAGTCGTCGGCCATCTGGATGACCGCCGCATCGTTGGTGTTCGGGCCGTCGGCGATGATCACCGCGCGCAGGCGCTGCGCGATCCCCAGCATCTCGGCGAGCACCTGGCTGCGGACCGCGCCGCGGTTGACGGTGCCGGCCACGGCCTGGACGCCACCGGCGGGGGGAGCCGCGATCGTGATGGTGGGGGCGGTGCTGTAGCCAGAGCCAGGGTTATCGATGATGAACTCGACCACCTTGGTGGAGTTGGCGCCGGTGCCGAGGATCGCGCGGACCTGCGCGCCAGAGCCGCCGCCGCCGGTGACGGTCACGGCCGGAGCAGTGGTGTAGCCGGAGCCGCCATTGGTGACGGCGATCGAGAGGATGCCGTTGCTGGCGCGCTGATGGGTGTACTCGGGGGCCAGGAGAATGCGGGGAGCGAAGCCCACGGCGTTCTCGGCCGCCAGGAAGGCATGCACGCCCTCGTATTCGCCGCTGGCGGGGTTGATGCCGCCGACGATGTTGTCGATGGTCTCGGCCTCGGTGTTGCCATCCTCAATGCGGATGACCACCACGACGGCGCCGGCCTGGTCGTAGATCAGATCGAGCGACTTCAGCAGAGTGCCGGCCTCACCCAGTCCGGTCATCTCGCCGCGGCGAGTGACCATGATCGGCGTGTTCGCCGGCCACTTGATCGCGTCGGCGTCCGGGGCGGTGCCGATGAGACCGATCACGGAGGATCGGATGGTCTGGATCGGCCGGGCCCCAGTGTCGATCTGGAGGACCTCTACGCCGTGAAGGAAGGTCGTTGTCATAGGTGGAGAGTCCCCCTGTCCGGTTGATTCTAAGGCTGCTGCTCAGGCCAGCTCAGGTGGTGAAGGTGCCGCCGCTGGTGAAGGTGTGGATGGTGTAGCTGACGCCGCCGACGGTGCCGGTGGTGACGGTGCCGCCGGTGCCGACCCGAGG